AGCAGATTGGTGGGCTGTTGAACCCGACGTGGGTAGAATGGTTGATGGGCTGGCCTTTAGGATGGACAGACTTAAATCCATTGGCAATGGACAAGTTCCAAGAGTGGCAGCAACAGCATGGCAAACGCTAAAAAAGTAACCTGAGGATTTATGAAAAAAATTATGTATATTATTTATCTGATTTTTGGCAAAACGTTGGGCAGGTTTTGGATATTCGCTGCGCTGCCGTTCGTTGACTATGGTAACAGCGTTACATTCAACTACGTTTTGCAAAAGGGCCTGCCGTACAAACGATTGAGAGAGCGCAATCCGATGTGGAGCGATGTAGGCAATGGCTGGTATTTGGATGATGTACACGGCCTTGCTAGTCACCACGGTTTGCGAGGCTTTATCAAATACCGAAAAGTCAGCAAGCTGCAATTTTACCTCGTGGTGTTTTTTGTATCTGGGTGGACTGATCCAGATTGCACCGAAGGTTTTACAGACATCGGATACATCAACACCATCAAGGTCGGCGCAACCGGCTACCGTACCGGCAAGGTCGACAGATCGAAAAACATTCTTTTCTGGTATCGCCGCTGGTTGCCAGAATTCAAAGAAGGTGACGTTGTTTTCGGCTCAGCCTTTGACTTGGGCGATGTGCGCGGACAATATTCGTTTCTTGATGCTAAATTCACGCGGACACAGAAGTTTTTTTGCATTTATTCATGGGCTGCGCGCAACCCAGCTATGGGGTTTCAATATATTTTTTTCAATTACTGAAATGACAGACAACCCTCTGGATCGCGCGTTTAGAAATATTACCTCAGTCATGATATGCATCGGGAGGGCTACTGATTCCGCTGAGATATTTAACCGCGCATGGTTGCCGTACACGCAAACCAAAATATCTAAACTGATGTGGATCATGATGAAAAGAAATTTAATAACGTATGACACAAAGACCCGACTTTATTCGTTACCAAGGAGCATGCACAAATGACACAAGTCACAATAAGATTGCCTTATCCACCCAGCGTCAACACCGTATACCGCCATGCGGTGCGCGGCAAACACAGCGTCATGTTCATGACTGATCGCGGCAAGGATTACAAAAAACAGGTGGAAGCGCATGTGCGCAGCGCCGTGGTAGACCGGTTTGGAGACGCCAGGCTGTCAATGCTCGTGCATGTATACCCGCCTGATCGGCGTAAGCGCGATCTCGGGAACATCGACAAAGTCCTGTGTGATAGTTTGCAGGGTGCGGGATTGTTCAAGGACGACGAGCAGATCGATGATGTGCGTTACATTCGAAAAGAGGTGACCAAAGGCGGCGCCGTGGTTGTGCGCCTTACCATCATGGATGATTTCGGTGGAATTGAATTTACTGCAAGACAGAATAGGATGGAAAAAGCATGAACGGCCTCGCACCCCTTTGCCCGTATTGCGGCACATTCTCCAAAATGGTTACCGGCCAGAGAATATACCCTCATCGCCAGGATCTGTTTGATATGCAGTTTTATCTGTGTGCGCCATGTGACGCCTATGTTGGGTGTCACGAGGGAACAACAAACCCACTTGGGAGGTTAGCTGACTTGGCTTTGCGACGGGCAAAAAATAGGGCTCACGCCGCCTTTGATCCGTTGTGGAGAAACGGAAAGATGAAACGCCAGTCGGCCTATAAGTGGCTTGCGCAACAGTTGGGTATTGATGCAAAAGATTGCCACATCGGCATGTTCGACGTGGAGATTTGCGAGAAGGTCGTTAAGGCGTGTCAAGACCATACGTGATAAATGGGCATAATCAGACCACGCATGCTATGTTTAAGAACGCAGTTAGTTAATTTTAAGTAAGGCGTATTGTTGTGATAAAGAAAAAACCAAAGAAGAAAGTGATCAAAAAAACATTGCCACGCAAGACGGCTGGCCGTAAATGTTTGCTTGATACGCCCCATCGGCGGATACAGCAAAAAATGGTTAAGGCCCTGTCGAACGGCCACTACCTGGAAATAGCCTGCGTTCTTTCTGGCATTTCGCAGGGAACATATTTCAACTGGATCGAGCGCGGTGAGGCCGAATACAACAGGCTGCAACGTGATCATGATAATGGCCTTGCTGTTGTGTATGACGAAAAAGAGAAGGTATATTTGCAATTTCTAGAAGCAACGCGGATTGCAAGCGCCCAGGCAGAGGACTCGGCCATCATTGCAATCAGGAAAGCTTACGACAAAGACGACTGGCGAGCAGCGGCAATGTTCCTTGAGCGGCGGTTTGCAAAAAGATGGAGGCGCACTGATAGTCACGAGATCGGAGGCCCCAATGGTGGCCCGATAAGAACAGCAAGCGTGGCGGTTGAGGTAACCGATACCATGACAGCAGAACAGGCGACCGACGCCTATCTTAAAATCATGCGCGACAATGATTGATTTTAAAAATCCAGACTATTTGCCGATCATCGAAAGACGAGCCAGGCGACTATCCAAGCTGAAATCTCAACCAGAAGAAATCAAAAAAGTATTGATACACTACGAAACACACCCCGTGGATTTTATTGAGGACTGGATGTGGACGTATGATCCGCGTAAAAAACCAGCCGTCATGCCGTTTATGTTGTGGCCAAAACAACAGGAATATATCCAATGGCTGTGGGATCGATACCTCAACAAAGAGGACGCGCTGGTTGAAAAGTCCAGAGATGCCGGTGCGACATACTTAAACATTGCTTTTGCTATTTGGCTGTGGCGCTTTCTTCGTGGTGTCAAGATCGGGTTTGGTAGCCGCAAAGAGATGTTGGTAGATCGGCTCGGTGATCCGGATTCGATATTTGAAAAAGCCAGGATGGTTTTGAAATACATGCCGAAGCAAATATTGCCGACAGGGTTCAGCGTCGAACTGCATACTCCATTTCTGAAAATACTAAACCCCGAAAATGGATCGGCTATTACCGGAGAGGCAGGGGATAACATAGGCCGTGGTGGTCGGTCTTCGATTTATTTCAAAGATGAGTCCGCGTTTTACGAACGCCCCGAGCGCATCGAAGCGGCGCTATCTCAAAATTCAGACGTGAAGATAGACGTATCAACCCCAAACGGAAACGGTAACCCGTTCTATCAAAAACGCCATGGCGGAAAAATACCGGTATTCACTTTTAGCTGGCGCGATGATCCGCGCAAAGATATGCCGTGGTACAAGAAGCAAGTTGACACGCTGGATGCCGTCATTGTTGCCCAGGAAATTGATATCGACTACGCCGCCTCAGTCGATGGCATTTGCATTCCGGCCAAATTTATCAAAGCGGCCATTGATTTAGATATACCTGCCGAGGGATCAAAAAAGGCTGGTCTTGATGTTGCTGACCAGGAAGGTCAGGACGAAAATGCCCTGATCATGAAACATGGTGTTGTGGTCAAAAAAGAATGGATGAAAGATTGGAAGGGAATCGACACTACCCAGACGGCAAGAAAGGCTTACGGTTATTGCGAGCTGTGGTTGCCGGACATATTGAATTATGACTCCATCGGTGTTGGTGCTGGGGTCAGGGGAGAGTTAAACTCACTGATAAAGCTCAAGGAAAAGAAAATAAAATATGCAGCAGTGAATACAGGTGAGAAGCCGACTCTTGGCGATTACGCGCCGAACCGAAAGAATCGTGACATGTTTTCCAACCTGAAGGCCCAGTTGTGGTGGGAGATGCGCCGCCGGTTTGAAAAGACTTATGAGCACGTTAACGGCGTGAAACAATACCCACTCAGTGAATTAATTAGCATTCCGAACCATCCAAAGCTAATATCTGAACTATCACAACCTAAGTTTGAATTTGATGAATCAGGCAAGATCAAGATTGAGTCAAAAAAGGCAATGAAGACACGCGGCCTGAAGTCGCCTAACTGGGCAGATGCTTTGATCATCGCTTTTGCAAACGGGAAGTTGTCAATCACAGAATTATATTCACGGTAGGATTACAGTATGAAACCAGACTCAACCGCCGCTATGCAATCCAGGCTTATGCGTCTTGATCGATGGGTCAACGAAAAGAACTCATTTGGCAATGGCAACGATCCGATCACGCGTACCGCGTTCAGTGCCGCGAACCGATTAAGCCGGTCAGAACTGGATTCCATGTTTGAGTTCGACTGGTTGGCCAAGCGCATCGTTACCATACCCGCCGATGATGCGACACGAGAATGGATTTCCATCACGCATGATACCGATCCCAGTAAAGCCGAATTTATCACTGACGAACTAAAAAGATTGAAGGCGCAAGCCGCCGTGCGTGAGGCCATAGTTCTGAGTCGGCTATATGGCGGCAGCTTAATGACATTGGGTGTATACGATGGCCAGGAAACGAATATGCCGCTGAACAAAGTCCGGCGTGTGGAGTTTTTGCATAACGTGGATCGATACTTGGCTTATCCGCAAACGTTTTACAAAGACCCCATGGACATGCGTTTTGGTGAGGCCGAGACTTATCAGGTCAACCGGTCGGAAATACAGGGCAGCTTGATTTCCATGGTACACGAAACAAGGGCCATTCGGTTTGATGGCGAGTACGTATCACCATTGTCACGCCTGCGCAATTATGGGTGGCACGCACCGGTGCTGCAGCACGTCTACGAGTCACTGCGCCATTTCGGCGTATCCAATCAAGCCGGTGCGGCGGTGCTGCAAGACTTTATCACCAAAAAACTCAAGATCAGCAACTTACAGGACTTGCTTAGCACTGAAACCGGCATGCAACAAATACAGACCCGCGTCGCATTGATGGCTGCTGAGATGGCGATCCATAACATCGCGGTCTATGGCCAGGAGGAAGAGTTCGACAAGATGGGCACGCCAATTAACAACTTGCCGGAGCTGATGGCTGTGTTTCAGGATATGGCGTGTGGTTCTTCAGGCATTCCAAAGTCGCGGCTGTTTCAGAGTGAGTCAGGATCGCTGGGTGGTGATCAAGGCAAAAACGATTTGCGAGTGCATTACGACAATATTGCCGCTTACCAAAAAAACCATTTAGCGGACAAAATACAACGGATCATCGACGTGATCGGCATGCAGCGCGGTTATGAGCCGGGAGAGATCGCGTTTACATTTAATCCACTATGGCAATTATCCGAAGCGGAAGACGCGCTTGTGCGTTACCAAATAGCGCAAACAGATGAGATTTATATGCGCAATGGCGTTGTTGAGCCAGAGGAAGTGGCGCTGTCTAGATTCGGTGGTAATGGGATCACCTTGAACGATATGAATATTGACGTTGAACGTCGCGAGAAATACCTGGACGAATTGAGCAAACAACCAGTTGAGCTGGACGGGACAGAACCAGCTGATGATATTGACGCATTGCCCAATGATAAAACGCCATCGAAGGATTAAGCCGCCGCGTCCGATCCGTCTGCGTCAGCTGGAATCACGGTATGCTGCTGGTATCATGGTGCTGTTGCGGCAATACGAGCAAGCCGTATTGCAACAGCTCGATC